GGAGTTAATTAAGCAAGGGAATGTTGTAGAAAAACCTCCTAACTTAGCTGAGGATAGTGTAATTTTACGTGAAGAAGAAATGATGCAGGAATCACGAAGAGCAAGGATGAGGTCTGTGCTGGTGACTGGTCGCCGTAGCCTATGCTGGTCTGACCGGAGTCTAGGTCTGCTTCACGTTCAAGTTGTTGAATTAATTGAAGAAGTCCACTTGTTACATCTGGGATTTGTACTGAGGCAAAGGAATCTCGCACAGACGCTCCCGGTTTTACACGGAACTGTTTACCCGGATATATCTGTTCTGTGTCTGTACCCGGTTCAAATGCGTTGGGGTCAATAACTGTTAATGGGGCCGCTGATAAAGACTTGCCCTCTATCATCATTGCATATGAAAAGTTTAATATTGCCTGTGCATCTCGTATTGCATAGTATATACCGTCTCCCCATATTGATTCTGGATTCTTCTGCCAGTTACAAAAATGGAATGGTAAGGTGTCATCAAAAGGATTTTCTGCAATCTTAACAACCTTATCACCTATAACAGTAATTATAACAGGTAGAACATCTGGAATATCTTCTGCTTCAATTGGTAGATGAGGTTCCAAGTCTTCACCATCTAAACGGCCCCAAAACTCTAGAACCTCAAACTTCTTTAGTCTTGTGGATGAAGTCTCGTTATACTTCTTAGGGTGTTCACTGTCGTCCCACCCGTGGGCAAGACCAATATCTTCTTCAATAACTTTCTCAAGTGTACCCGGTAGAAAGCCTTCTGCTGTCTTTGCGAGTTTTCGGAGTTGTATCTTACTAAGGAATGATCTTTGAATAACATAGTCTGCATCCTCTGCATTAATAGCCTCTGGTGATGGAAATATATTCCATATACTAACAAATTTACACGTGGGCATTAATTCTTGTTCAAGGAATGATTCAACTGCGAGCATGTCGTCTGGAGTCGTAACCGTAGTATAGACAGGGAAGTTTTTATACTCAAGGGTAACACCCTTCGTACATCCCGTCCCATACAGACACATTTCGTGTATAGTATGTTGAACTTCCTCGTTATAGTTTGTTCTCTCCAGTATGTCACGAATCTTAAACTCCATCTGTTTAGACCGTTCAAGAATCGCATCCTCAAGCATGTCAGGTCTGTCCGGTGGTGTTTGTATATCTGGGGGGTAAAACCTCGGTTTACGTGAGGGGGTAATACTAAATGGTACTTTCCCGTCCTCAAATAATAGTGTGTTAATCTTAATCTTCGCTGAATTAATTTTACGCCGAGTCTGATTGACAAAGATACCCCTTTCACTTGCCAACTCATGCGCCTTCGATATTTTTGAAGGATACTTCCCTCTGTAAGCATCGTAAGCCTCTATCCAATGTTGTTCATGATCCCTGCGGTAATCTTTTGCCTCTTCAAATTTTTCCTGTACTACCTTAGCAAAATCATCTACATCTGCTTGTACAACCTTAACCTCAACCTCAGCCTCTTCAAGGGCTTCCGGCTCCTCCATTTCGTATTCAGCCATTCAACACTCCTTGCTGGTGTGTGGTGGAAATGTTTCTACGCATTGCCAATAAGGATGCGTGTTAAATTTTGTTGCTTCTCTTGTTCCTTTAAGCGGTTTGTCATCAACCCAATAACCTAATCTATAAATACTGGCACAAGATGATATAAATATTGTTAATATCAATAGTGCCTTCATACTACTCATTTTCTAAAGTAAAGTCTATAATATCACCATTCTCCATAGTAAGTATATAGTTTTCTTCTTTTGTATACTTATATAGGACTCCCATTACATCGCTAAGTATTTCTACCGCAATCACATTCCCAAAGTTATTACGTGCACAATCCACTAAATCTTGTAGTACTGGCTGCACCTCATCTATAAACCTTTGCTCATCGGATAAAGCATTTTCTCTAAAATCAACTTGTATTACATTGCTCATAATTGAGACGGCTGGTAAAACTTTAACTCAGGCTTCCAATGTCTTCTATTTATATGCTTTTCCCATTCTGGTCTTGCTGGAAACATCTTACACCCAAAACATGCAATAGCCAAGGCCATTACACAGTCATCGTGCGAACCAGATTGTGCTGCCATTCGTCCGTTTGGATAATTTACAAAGGTCTGTAATTCATCTAGAACTTTGGGACTCCTGATTTTTATTTCATCTTCCCTGATTAATTCCTTTAAATAATCAATTATCAGGGGTTTAGATTTTACTGTGGTATGGAATCCTAATTTGCGAGCAGATCGACTTGACCTTTCGTCTAGTATTTTCTCCGAATATATATCTGGGTATAGGTGCACATCTGAAAGAAACTTTAATGTTACTAGCCCGTGGTTGTTTCTTTCTACAATCAATTTAGCATTATTATACCATTTGCCTAAACTTGCAAGCTGCCATGCAAATAAATCTGGATCAATCTTTACCCTTATAGTGGCTACCTCATCCATATTAGATGCATCTAAAACTACACCTACACTCCAGTCTGTGTCCCTGCCTACATCTATACCCTCTGATATATCTCCACCTATCCTATATTCCTTACCGGGCTGTGGTCTCTGCCATACCTGTAATTCTCCATCATCCATAGCCTCTATTATATATTTTTCATCCCCACCACGTTCTTTCCATGCTTGCACTGGTATATGGAATCCTTCTGAAGGTCTCTCACGTTGTAGTTTTTCTGATGTTAAAACAAGGTTACTGAGGATGTCTGTATTAAAGACACTTCTTCCTGTGGTAACAAAAGACTCCCTAGCTGTTGTAGGAAACTCTTGATGAAATTTTCTGAGATCGTTCTGACATTGAGTCTTTATACATTGTCTTCTCCAGTTAAGATTCTCTAGTGTTACCTTAAACTCTTTAACCTTATCCCCTACATCATACTGACAGGACATATCCAGTAGGGCGGTTTCCTCTTCACCACCGTACCGCTTATCCTGCCCTAACTCATCCTTAAATATTGACTTCTCTTCCTCTGACTTAAATGGGCTACTATAGTAACTATATATATACCACGGAAAAAAGACACTTTCCCACCCAGAATTGCCTTCTGCTGCATCCCAGTACATGTCATGGAATACACCACCCACACCTTGTGCGGTAGATTCTATTACCGCTTCTGTCTCAAAACTCTGTACCACACAATTAAGCAACCCAAGTAAATAGTCCTCACCGCCTCCTGACCAAGATGCTACCTCACTACAATGTAAATAGTCTATCTTACTACCACGTACCTCACGCCCCCCTACAGTTGAAAGAGAGTAGGAGGAATTAAGACCCCCATCCTCACTACCCCAATGTAAGTCTCTTCTACCGCTATATTTAAGTTGTGGTTTTATTTCTTTTGGAAGGTTCTGTTCCATTGTACGTGTCATAGCAAACATAACATCTGTAGCTGCTTTACTATGGGTGGTTATCTGTACCACCTTATTACGGTTCATAGCGGCATGTCTGAAGTACCGCCCCTGTACATAGGTAGATATACCAAATCTACGAGCCTTTAAGACAATCATCCTGACATGGTTATGTTCAGATAACTGTCTCTGCATCATAGAATGCATGATTGTCTGTACCTCATTCAGCTTAAACGGTATAAGTTCCCCTGTCCCAAAATTTTGAATTTTTAAACAGTTTTCAAAGTAAAGAAGAGGGTCAACTTGTAGCTTTCGTATAAGCTCTATTATCTCTTTTTCTTCCATTCACCGCATTTAATACAGCCTTTAAGACTTTATTCCCCGCAGTTACACGGATCACACATACATTCTTCACATTCACACATATTTATTCCTGTAATCCTTGATTGCAGCTTTAATCGCATCCTCCGCAAGGACAGAACAATGGATTTTAACGGGTGGAAGGGACAACTCTTCCACAATATCAGTATTTTTAATAGATTGAGCTTCATCCAAAGACTTGCCCTTAATCCACTCTGTTGCCAACGATGAAGAAGCAATTGCACTTCCACATCCAAACGTCTTAAATTTAGCATCAATGATCTTGTCATCCTCCACCATGATTTGTAACTTCATTACATCTCCACACTCAGGAGCACCCACAAGCCCAGTCCCAACAGACTTACTCCTAGTATCCAAGCTACCAATATTTCTTGGTTTTTCATAATGTTCTATTACCTTATCTGAATATGCCATATTGTTACATCCAAGCTGGGGTGTCTAACTCTTGAGGTTTGACTGAAAAACTTGTGGAACATCCACACGTTGAGATCGCCCTTGGATTTTCAAACCGAGGGCCGGGTGCAGATAAATCTGTTGACCAGTCTATCTCCAGTCCATCTACTACTATATGACTCTTACGGTCTATCACTATAGGTACACCTTTTGAGTTAAATATTAAATCTTTATTTGCTGGTTCTCCAAATTCTAAAATGTATTCGTACCCAGCACATCCACCACCCTTAACAGATATTCTTAGTGGAACATCTTCAGATAGCTCTTCGTCCTCACGAATCCTTTTGAAATTTCTTGCGGCTATGTCTGTTAAATTTATCATACTAATTTAAAACAATTGCACCTATAATTCCTAAACCAAATGGAATAGCTGCAAAGATATAACCATATGAAAATATGAATATAACGACTTCTTCAAAGTTATTCATATAATCCCTTCTAGTCGCCCAATATGCTATCTAATGCTTTATCTAATTTCTTAAAGACCTTCTTTTCTATACGCTGAAGTATTCTAATACCACTATACCCTATAAGAAAGGCTATAGCCAGAGCAGTATATACACCAAATTCAAATTGTTCCATCAACATTGGAATAAAAAATTCTGCTGCCAGCCATCCTACTATAGCAGCTACTGCTAAATTCTTTGCCTCCATAGCAAAACCTGTCCATTTATGGACTAATCCATTTGTTAAACCACCGCAGGTGCTTGCAAATACGCAGCACCATTTGGCACCAAAAATTGTTAAAAGTGTTTCCATATATAATAATCCTTAAATTTGTTATTTAAAAGTGACAGCCCCAGCCGAGGTACTAAGGGGGGCCAGAGCTGTCTAGGGCTGGAGACAAAGCCCTCTCATATTCTCATTTAAAACCCCTAAATAAGCAAGTGGGTATAAATGCACTTAAC